CTAGCAAGGTTACTACTGCATCCATTGCTGCATATGTTTTCATTATATCAAACGGTATTAAATCCCAAGTAAAATCGTTCTTTAGGATACCATGATCTTTACGATACTGAGCCATCCAATCATACTGCGGTTTCTCATAATCTCCATAAACAGTATACTTCATAGCTAACTGCTTAAGACCATGAGTCCCAGGATTTTCGTCTATAAGATAGTGTAACAGCATTGTATCTTCAAACTTTGGAAACGTAAGATTGAAATGATACTCAAAGAATGCCATATCAAATTTAGCATTATGAAACACAATAGTCGTTTGGTTCGCTAGTGTTTGCAATAAAGCCTCTGTGCGTTCGTCAAAGCATTCTGTATCTATGTATACTCCTCTATCTTCCTCATAGGACAAAGAAATCCCTAGAATGTGTCCATCGCGAGGATACAGTCCTGTGGTTTCCGAATCCATTGCTACATGAGAAGGCATAGAATTAATACATTCGCACAGCCACTTATTGGCTTCTTCAGTATCTTGTATACCGTATGCATTGTACTCTGTAATTACTGTGTCTTGTTTATTACCAGTAATATACTCTAGTATACTTTGCTTCGAGTCATCCCATGTGCGCTGAGCCTCTGGCTTAAACGCGAGCATGGCAGGGTTAATAACAGGCAAGAACTTAACAGCAGTAGTAGGACCTGTTTGGTCTGTAAATGCGTTAATTTTCTTGCCTGACCATTCTGTTATTGAGTTAATTTTTGTGAAATACTTCAAAGCATCGCTACCGACGAGAATAACCCATTCGTATTCTTCTAGGTCGATTTCGATATCACAATCTCGTTTTAATACTTTCTTTATATTGGGGTCTGAGCATAGCTGATATTGATCAAACTCAAACTCTCCGTCAAATTCTTTTTTATAGTTGGTTCTACTTGGTTTCGTCTCTACGAGGGCTACCTTAGCCATATAATTTACTCTTTAATTTGTGAACAGAACCTTCAGGTAGTGCACCTGGATCGCTCTGTTTTAGATGAATGTTGCTGGTGTGCAAACCTACTCGCTCACACATCTCCTTTACTCTTTCTGCGGCATGCTGTCCTGCATCGTCGCCATCGAAGAATATATGTACAGAATTTACTCCTTGTATAGAAAGCATCTGTAGCTTATCTTCGTTTATATTCTTTGTACCAAATGTACAAATTGCATTCGTTAATCCTTTATCGTGCAAATTTATCATATCGTATATACCTTCTACTAGTATAACGTCACCTTGTATCGGCTCTACTATAGGGAATAGAGGCATCTTCGCACCCGCAGGCGAGATCATATACTTAGGCGTTCCGCCTGTAGTATGACGACCATTAAATGCTACTATACGACCTGATATATCTCTTATTGGAAAGTTAATTCTTCCCACATAATCAGGGTCAGCCTGATGAAACGCTTCAAATCTTTTATACGTTTCTGGTTTTATATTTCTCCAGTTGCCAGTATACGGCATCATATTCTTGGGAAAAGACAAACCAATACTTTCTGACCTCTTATCTTTAATTTTTTTCTTTAAAAGTTCTCGTCGTAGTTGTAATTGATTTGCCTTTTCCCCAAAATATGTAAACAAGTTTCCCTTGTACTCGCAAGAAAAACATTGAAATATACCCGTAATCTGGTCTATCCTCATACTAGGATTTTTATCTGGGTGTTCGGGATTTAAACAGCTAACTAAGAAGTCTCCGCCTTTGGGTATAAAATACACATCACGTTGTTTGAGTAACTCTTCTACGGTCAACTACTTATCCTCTTTTATTAAACACAATTATACTCGAATTAACCTAATATGTCAAGAACTATTTTTAAATATCATTTATATCTTCACCAGTCTTATGCGATGAATCTTCTTTCTCTTTAGGCGTTAATGCAGTCTCAGGACCGATTTTTAATGAGTCCCAGTTTACTGTGGATGTAAAGGAGTCCATACCACCTCTACGCATCTTCACACAGTTAAAGGTCATACACGCATCTTCGTGGTCCCATGTTTCTAATGTATAGGCGGCATCACAAGCATCAAGAATGCCCTTTGCGAAACGCGCCTCTCCACTAGCATCTGTTTGATAGGGTGACATAACAGTACAGTTGTACTCTTGTGCCATCTCTTTTAGAGCTTTACTAACTTCTATCTGTTCAGTCCAGTCGTACTGTTGCCCTCTGCCGGGAAGACTTGACCGTTTTACTTGGTTTATATAATCAACGATAATGACACCCACGTTTAAAGGACGAACTTTTTTATCAAGCTCGGCACGAATTTTAGACAGGGTAAGAGAAGGCTCATAGATAATGTCAAGTTGCTGCGTCGGGAGGAGCGCACCTTCTTTCAATTTTGAATGAAACTTGTCAAAGTCACGATGTTGTTTATACTCTTTCAAACGGTCTTGTCCCAACACAAAGCGTTCTGACCACCACGTAGCAACATTTTCCCACTCTACTATACTAAGATTCTTAGTACGAAGTCGAGAGAAAGGGACACCAGTGGCTATGGAACAGCAGCGTTGTATGATATCTCTGCTATCCATCTCAATAGTGAAATACATAGCAGATTTACCAGAAGCTACAACATTGTTAGCAATGTTTGCACATATAACAGACTTACCAGCTCCTCGCTTACCACCTACCATTACTAGATCCCTAGGAGAGAACTGAACGGTATGGTCGTACTCGGCATTTAATCCGAGAGGTATGTACTTAGCTATATCTTCTTCTGGTTCAAACAAGTTAATACGTTGCATACTTTCTTGCGGATCATCCAAATCAACTCTATTCTCAATGTCTAAGACAATTTGATGGAGGTGATCGACGGACTCTTGAGCATTCTCGAACGCTACAGAGTTGTCTACGAAATCTTCCAATGAATCCAGAATTTGTTTTTGAGTATATTCGTTTTTCAGGTACTCAAGCAACATATGTGGCTCAGAATCAACCTCGACGGCTTCAACTGCATATAATTTGTCTCTTGTACCTGAATCTCGAATCTCAAGTTTTAGATCATCAATCGAGGGCAATCTATGAAATTCACCACAGTGTTTATCAATTACTTGATATAAACCATGATATTCACTAGGCAAATAATGCTTGTGGGTAACACTCCAAGTCTCAAAGTCTCCGAGTGTTAGCACTTGCCTTATTAAAGCACTAGCGATATTCAATGAAAGTCTCCCGATTTCAAATCTAAAAAGTGAGTAGACCCCGTAGAGCCTACTCTGATTTACTAAAAAGGATTAAGCAGATGCTTTTTCTTTCTTAGCAGCGCCATCATAGTCAGCAGCTGTTAAGCCTCGACGAGTTAGCATAGTTTTGACACCACGAGCAGTTTTTCCAATCGACTCAGCGATTGCATCAACAGTCATGCCGTCAACAGCGATTCCAGCCAAAGGATCTTCTTTAGAAGCGCCTTTAGTAGTCTCTTGACGCGGAATAGCGTCAATGTCGCCAGAACGTAGAAGGCTAAGAGCCTTACCGCGAACAGAGTTCACAGTACGATCAAGCGCGTCAGCGATTGCTTCAACAAAAGCACCGTCTTGTACCATAGATACAAAGGTAGCTTCTTCAGATGGAGAGTACGTACGTACAGCTTCAACTTTAGGAGCAGGCTTGACGTGGTCAGTCATTTCCATAGACAAGATTTTGCCTTGGATTGACTTAGCAGAGAAAGCACCATCTTCAAAATGAGTTGCGATTTCTGCATAGGTGTACTCTCCGCTGTTGCCAGAGACAAAAGCTGCAAGAGTATCTTCTTGAGCATCGCTAAATGCTCGAGTTGCACTGGCAGATGCCAGTTCTACTTCGTATCCCATCTTTCGCAATTTGCTAGAGATAGATCGAGTAGAGGTTTCAAGGCTTTCAGCTGCTGATGCAACAGTGCCTTGAGAAACGGGGCTTTCGCCACCGACAAAATCAGTTAATTGAGCAGTACGCTCGTCAGTCCACTTAGGTAAGGACATAATTTTATTCTCCTGTTAAATCTAAAAGATTTGTTATGATTTGAACACCAGAGTCTCTGGCTTTCTTGGTTTTTGCGGATTCAACACCGCTCTCGTTTACTAGGATTGTTACATCTTTTGTTAAGCTCGATTTAACCCCATATCCAAGTGCTGTTAAAGTATTTTTAGCTAAGGCTTTTGTCTTATAGCTTTTTAACTTACCTGTTATACATACTATGCCCTTGCTTACGGGGGTATTACTAGTCTTTATAAACTTGAAACTAAACGGTAGTAATGATACTTGATAAAACTCTTCCTCTATCCAATTACATAGGTTGGTTGAGGCTTTATCGCCTAGGCCAGCAGTACGGCACAAGTCATAGTCTATTTCTTCGATATCTTCGCAGACTTTAGAAAGTTTTTCCGATGCTGTTTTGCCTATCAACGGTATACTAAAAGCAGGCAGTAACACGTTTAGTGGTGCATTTCGTGAATTTTGTATTTCTTTGTACAGCTTTTCTCCTAGCTTAACCGAGTCTAGGGACTCACATATATCTGTCATAGATAGATCGTAAATCTGTTCAAGAGAACGTATACCTAATTTATCTATAGATGCGGGGCCAAGACCCTTAATTTTAAGAGTGGAGGAAAAATGCTCTACTAGTTTTGATACTTTAACACTACAAGATGCGTTTCTACAATACAAAAGATAATTTACTGATTCTAAGACCGAATTGCAACTGGGGCAATTTACTGGGGCTTCGATTTCGGTCATTTGTCTTTTCCTTTGAATTGAAAGAGTATTATACGGAACTTTGGGGTTTTTGTCAAGAACTATTTTTCTGAAGGTAGACCTACTCTATGCGTCTAAGAACGCGAGGTATAATCTCCCCAGAACGTACAACTTCTACTTGACAACCTATTTCCAGGTTTAAGTCTCTTATGTACTCGATGTTATGTAGCGTCGCCCTAGCAACAACCGCACCCCCGATCGTAATCGGAGATAAGATTGCTACTGGACTAACTACACCACTTTTACCGATCTGCCAAACTACATCTTCCAATGTAGTAATGACACCCTCGGCTTGTTCCTTCAGAGCAAAAGCTCCGCGAGGGTGGTTAGAAGTATGCCCGAGCCTTAAATACTTTAAATTATCACAAAGTCGATAGACAAGTCCATCAGTAGGATAATCACTCGTATCAAATGAATCTACAACAGTAAAACCGTGAAATTCTAGTCTGCGCAAAGCACCACTATATTGCTCGGAAAGTTCTGGTGTAGCATCGTAAGCAACAAACACTAAAGGGCGAGTTTTGAACTCTTCGAGTCCTTCTTCTCCCTTTAGACCGAGCGACCCCGCAGCGAAATTGCGAGAGTTCGGAATACTACTAGGGGCAACAACCTCCCCTGTTATTTGGATTAAACGCTTCTCCATAATCTCCGTAGGGACTAAGGTGGACATTTTATCCGTGATGTCTCTACCTTGCTTACCGTCACCCCGAGTTAAAGCTAACTCTAGGCATCCGTCTGCATATAGTAAAGAGACAGCAGCTCCATCAAGTTTAGGGCTACATACGCAATCATTTATATCCAAAGGAGCTTTAGAGATGTCAAAACATTTCTGCAGTGAATACATCTGGTAAGTATGCGGAATCGCATCCGTAACAGTATACCCTACTTTATTGTAGTTATGTTTATGGGCTAGAAGGTCGAACTCACTATCAGAAATAATGGGCTTACCTTCATAGTACATCTTACTCGCTATGTGTAGAAAATCTTGCATTTATAGTTTTCCTAAATTTGAAGAACTATTATACGCAATTCTAAGCATCTTGTCAAGAACTATTTCAACTTGACCTTAATCAATCAAGGGCGTTAGGTGCATATCAATCTTACCGAACTTGTAAGTGCCCTTAGGCCAAGGATATACTGCATCCTCTTTAAGAGGATAACACCTAAACATTTCTATATTAAAATACTTACTAATAGTACCATACCACCAACCATCGGTCTGTACCATTATATGAGCATTCCTTCCATCCCTTAAACGACAGAAAGAAGGAACTAGGGAAATGATAAAATATGCTTCTTTTTTAACAACCCTTTTTAAGTCTGCTAGTACATTATGTAAACATTCAGGTTCTACGTGCTCTAACACATCTAAACATATTACAAAATCGTTAGGTTCAGGAGTTTCACTTATCTTGGCGATTGCAGGATCGTACTCTGTTATATCGAACTTTGCCATAGACTTGCACTTTTTCAGTGTGCCTCTACCTGCTCCATAATCTAGAAACTCTTTCGTACCACTAGCCTCTAAGAAAGGCAGCAATCTCTCCGCCATAAGATGGGATGTAACTCCCCACTCTTTTTTATTGTGCTCATGCTCACATAACTCTAGATATGCGTCAGTGATTAGTATTGGTTTCAATGTATAACTCCTGAATCAAATCAGAAAAATACTCCTGTATAATTTCTTTTGATTCTGCTAATGATAGTATCTCTACTAGTCCTATAAATAACTCTCTTGAGTTACTTAAATCTAAAGGTAACGCTATACCTTCAGGGGTAGGTTTCCATTCCTCGTCAAAGTCCATGTAATACTTACGCAGGTGCATATACTCCACACCTCTGAACGTATTGATAGTTAGACGTACTTGTACCTCTTTTATTGTGTCGTAATGTATAACTCTGGAGTATGCTTCGGGGGCTTCGTGAAGATCCATTATCTGCGATCCTCATTCTTTAGCACAGAGGCCAAAGGGACAACGCTAGATACTGCAGAAGGTTTCAGTAGCCGATATGAGTCTGTATCCCAGCAAAAGAAAAGCATTGTATCTTCGCTTTCTACTGCTCTATTCTTTTTCTTTTGAATATAGGGAGTAGAAAAGTCTAAAGTACATACATTATATTTTAACTTTCTTGAATGCTCACTGCGGTAAGTGATAATTGCATCGCCATAATCTCGCACTAAGTGTGCTAGTTCTTGCTTTTTCACTGATGGTTTCCTTATGTAGTAGTTTAGCAATAATAATTACAAACTTACATACTCTTAGGTCACTTTAAGTGGATAGCAAAAAGCCCCTACCGAACTAGTTCAGTAGAGGCGGGGATTACTACTAGTCTTCCGATGAAAGGAGAGTAGTAAAGTACTGTGCCGCTTTACCAGTTAATTTAGAGATAATCTCTTCATCAACAGATTTACCGGCATCAGTAATTGCTGCTATAAGGGCTTCCTGAGCTGCAGCTTTAGAAACACGTGTGCCTCCTGCTGAGCCAGTTGAAGCGGAGCTTTTAGCCGCAGGGGTTTTCTTAACATAAACGCCAGCTTTTGTTAAGATCATACGAACCCCGTTGGGGGATTCGTCTAATTCTTCTGCAATCTCTTTTACAATTTCCATACTGGTTTCAGGAGTTGGATTGCCTTGTTCGTATAATTCTACTGCCTGTGCTTTACTTTCGTCTGTCCAAGCCACTTTTCGTGTCCTCTTTTTAGGGGTTTTATTTCCTGGGCAATCGCCCAGTGTTTGTAGTTGTTGAGTATAAAATCGGTCGCCCAAATGTTATTCTCCTTAATTTGAAAAACTATTATACGCAATTTTAAGCTATGCGTCAAGAAATATTTTTTTGATGCTTACTTAAAATCTAATTTGTTTAGGATGATCTGGGAAAATACCTTCGCGCCTTTTGGAGTTGTATGTGATTTATCAGTCAAAGAGTATAATTCCTGTGCCGCGTCTTGTCCAAGTTCCTCTAAGAATACAGATAGAATCTCATTCGTATCTAAAAATCCAACGCCCATTTCCTTTGAAACATTCTCCATAATTCTAGCATAGTCTTTTGAGTATGTTCTTTTATGGTGGCCATCCTCCCATGTATTTCTTGGTACCTGACTCAAGAAGTATAGTTTGACGCCTTTATCCTTAGCTTTCTGTGCTACTCGTCTTAGGTATTCGCCAAACGTATATACTGTATACTCAACTTTATAGTGTTCATCATACACTATTTTATAACTATCATCTTCTCCGAACAGTGAGCCTCTTGAACCAAAGCCTCCAAAATCTGTTCTTGACAAAGGAGATCTTTCTAAAGTACCAAAGCAAGCTATCATAACGTCATCCTTGTCTAGCTTTGATACTGTGTGGTCAATCCAACTTACTTTTCCTCGATTAAAGAAATCTCGAATACCCCAACCAATAACACATCTATTACTTACATCACAATCTAAGTAATCCTTGGCGTATTCTGCCCATCCTTCAGTGTTACCACCACACTGGTTTAATTTAGCGCCCGAAGTCGAATCGCCTATAATAACTACTTTCATAGTCTCTCCAAATTTACTCCATACTTTTCCAAATGTGTTAGTTTACCTAGTTCGTAGGCTGGGGCATATGCATTAAAACCACCCGATTGCATACTTGAAAAATCAGCATCCTCACTATCAACCGACTGAATCACATATACACTATAGCAAGGACAGCCATACTTATCTTCATAGTCTATATTACCCATTCCTCTTTTTCCATCGAGATACTCTTTGGTTAGTTGATCTTTGACTACTACTGTACTATGATAAATAGACGACCACGCTATCTCCCCGGAAGCGAAGTCAGTGGCAACGCATTCATCTGGAAAATAGTGAGGTGTTAGTCTTTCTTCTTTGTTGTTTGGTCTTGCCGGTACTCCAACCCTTTCAAGAATTGTTCGTACG